TGTTCTCCCGTAGGAGTAAGAGGTTCTTCAGATGCAAGCTCTTCGGCTTGTTGTTGGAGCTGCAGCTGAGCTTGAAACTCAGGAGACAGCTCCATTTCACCTGGATCCTCCCTAAACTGCTCGTAAGGATCGAATTCCATAGTTTATCTAAATGAGTTTAGTTTCTCAATGTCTTCTGCTGTAAGAGGTCTCATAAGACCACCAAGATGCAGATGTGTTTCGTGAGCAGGATTACCATCACCAGGTCCGATAACTTCTTTGAAAAGATTCATAGATCGAATCAGTTCTTTAAGTTGTCGGGTTTTCTCAATGGATGCATTGTAATCACCTGTTTGATGTGTGATGTCAAATGCTTCACCATAACCGTGATAACTGTTACCTGCATGTACAGGTGCTACACCACCAAAGTCAGGGTGCTCAGCTACTTGGAAACCAAGCTTTTGTATGGTTTTACCAGTTTGTTGGTAAGCACTTTTGTTGCCTTCATAAGTCAAGGCATCAGTAAAAGATCGTTTAAGACTGTTACCTGCAAAACCTGCTCTAAGATTAGAAGGTTGTGCAACAGTACCAGCAGTTTGTTGAAGTGCACGTAGTCTTTGTCTTGGGCCATTAACAGCGTTAAACAAATCCTGACGTTGCTGTTCAGTCATAGTGCTATTTACACTTTGAATAATCACTGGGGGTTCTAGTGGTTGCAATTCTGGATCTCCTAATGCTTCAATTTGACGGTTGATAACTGTAAAAGGATCAAGACCATTGCCCATGCCAGTTACAGCAAGGACATCAGTAGGGACTACAAAACCAGGTTTACCATAGCCAGATACAATAGACGCAATTTCTTCTCTAGTGAGGATAGATTCTGCTGTATTAAGGGTTCCTTCTAAACCTTTCTCCATTACTGAAGTAACAATTGCTTGGTAGTTACGTCTCGCTTTTTCTACAGTAGTGACGTTACCACCAGTTAGATTCGGAAAGTCTGCAGCACCACCAGGTTTAGACGGTTTACGATACCACAAGCTGTTCGGGTCTTTAGCACCAGCTTTAACTTCAGCCGCAAGTTGAGTAGCAACTGTGTTAGCGGCAGTGTTAAAATCAGCCCCACCTGCTACAGCCTGATCAACCCGTTTACGGTATTCAGCCCGCATCTCTTGCTGAAGAAATACACTAGCAGGATCGTTCGGCTTTTGGCTACCAAAACTGGTCACACCATTAGCAACTGTCTTAAAAGAATCCGATTGATCTTTATAAACACCTGAGTTATACTTAGCCTCTTGTGCAGCAAACCGTTTGTCTAATTCACGAGCGGAGTTAATATCAAGATAAGACAAAGCGTTGACAGCTTCTTGAGTGATAAAACCATCAGGGATACTTTCAAGTTGCTCAATTTGTTCTGCCTTAGCCTTTGCTTCAATGGTATAACTTGCTAAAGTTTTTTCAACCGAAGCCGGGACTTTTCCATAGGTATTTATGAACATGTCCCTAGCTTCTTCAGCATAGGCTTTAGTCGGGTTTTCAGTGAAACCTTTTAAATAGTTACGTTCAGCCTCTTGATAAGCTAGGTTATCAGAAGTAATCTGAGCCCTCCTATAGCTATTATCAGCCTCAAGACGAGCTTGTTGAATCTGGCTAAAGCGACTTGGACGTGCAATAGAATATGGCTTTTTATCACCTGGCAGTTGAACGTTTCCTAGCTGATCTAAAGTAAAGATAAACTCACCGTTGGGGTTCCGCATAGTTGCCAGACTACCGAACCATTCATGAGCCTTGGCATAATCAAAACCATTAGCCCTATAAACCGTTTGGAAAGCTGGAACGATATTAGTCGCAAACTCTGCAGGATTTTGGGTGATAATTTTAGTTTCTTTATCAATAGAAATTTGGCGTTCAGCCTTTTCATCAACACCCCTTTCACGAGCCAAAAACGCTTGATTGGATTTAGCAACGAGATCGATAGTTGTACGAAGAGTGCCTGGTTTTAGCTTGACGCCATTAAACTCAAACCCTTTTCTAAAAAACTCTTGTGTAAGGTCTGCTATAACACCAGAACGTTCTTCCGAAGTTAAACGTCTACCTAGTTGTTCTTCAGCTCTTTGTACAGCTTCTATTTGTAACTGAGGAAGTTTGTTCTCTACTGTCCAAGTAAAAAGAGCTTTGTAAAGTTCCCGCTGCTGACGGTTATTTAGGTTACGTTGCTTAGAAATTGCTAAGGAATCGCCACCATTTAGCTCAGCCTCATCTAATGCAGACTGTCTTTTCTCTTCCTGTTCATCCTGATACGCCTCACCCACACTGGACACATAGTTAATGTAAGCGTTTTTTTCAGGGTCTGTTATTGCTTTTCTAAACTCTTCTGAAACTACCTCTTCATCCTTAGCCTTTACATATTGACCATAAGCTTCCGTAGCAGTTTTACTAAACTTAGCTACATTTTTAAAGATGTCAGCTTGAGCCTGCTGGTCAACACGGAACTGTTCCTGTTGTACCCTGGCTTCAGCTTGAAGACCAGAGAGTTCTCTTTGTTGATTTTGCTGTTGGATTTGGTAGTTTCTTTCTCGTGCTGCTGCTTCAGACCTTTGGTTTTCTTTAACCTCTTGCAGGATCTGTTGACGGTTTTGAATATCAGCATCACGCGCATCACGCATACCTTGAATGATACGGTTGCTTTCTTCACGCATCCGTGAGATTTCAGCACCACTAACTTGAATAGGACGGAAACCACCAGACTGAGCAGACCTTCTAAATTGTGCTTGTTTCATGGTTTGAATACCTCCGCCCAATCAACACCTGACGCAATAGATGAAGCAGCACTACCGAACCCTTCGATAAGCGGCGCTACTGTGCTTTGCTGTACTGCTGGTGGTATGTAAGTTGGTGTTACCTTCATTGGTGCAATAAAAATACGTTCTGGTGCTTCTTTAGGCATTGGGATATCTGGAATTGCTTGTGGTCGAATCATCATCTCTGCACGAGCAGCCATATCTGCACCATACTTTTGAGTAGCAATTTGACGCATGTTGCGTTGAGATTGCTCAACAGAACTAGCCAAGCTAGCATCTTGAATTGCAGTGTTACGACCAGCAGCAGCCACAACTGACTGCAAAGCTTTAGTCCTTGTATTACCTGCTTGACCTAATGCTGCAGCACCTTGTTGTTGTAGTTGTTCGATACCTTGACCTTGACGGCTAAAAGCATCTTCAACAAAGATTTCATTCAATGCAGCTTGTTCTGCTGCATACGCATCAATAGCTGCCAAGCTATTAAAAGCAAGTTGATTCTCTGTATTTTCAACAGACTTAGCGTATTGTTGTACAACTTGGTTGTACTGAATGTCTTGAATCTGCTGGTTATAACGCCAAGAATCAAGCTGAATTTCCCTTTGAAACTCTCTATTGTTGTAATAGTTCTGTTTATCTATCTCAAACGCTTCTTTGTTGTACTTGTTAGTAGCCTTCGCTGCTTTTTTTGCAGATTTTTTCTGCTTACTTCGGGCTGATCTAGCAGCAGCGTTTTGTTTTGATGCTTGGCTGGAGCCAAAAATACCGCCAACAATTGATGTGGCGGCACTAACACCAGCAGCAATTAGAGTAGGTTCAATACTCATCTCCAAACCAGAGACAGCAAGCTGTTCATCTAGAATGTTATTACCTTTAGGATTAAACATCAGACCCTCCTATAGTTCTTAGGAGTGTAGTTACCCTCCCACATCATTGACACCAACGACACAGGGAAGGGTTCACTGCTGGTGATTTTAAATTCAAAATTCATATTACGTTGATGAATTGGTACAACAAATTGTTGTTCTTGTTCAACTGGTTCGGAACTAGCTTTATAAATACCAACAGGTGTAACCTCTCGTGCAACTGTCCATTCCTTAGATTGGTTCAGTTTAATTTTAAAAGTTACAATACCAGATCGACCAGCTGATACCTTAACTCTAGAGATTGTTAGATTACCTGTGAAGTCAGTAGTTTCGGGATTACGTCTAAAGTAAAACTTAGGTAGTGTTACCTCAAAGTCATAGTCGTAACCAATAATGATACCATTAGCAAGACCAGTTACATCTTTATCCGCTTCAAAGTAATGATAGTTATTGCTATCTACTTTAGGTGTTAGGGTAAATGAATAGCCAGGTTCAGCGTTGGGATTACCTACCAATGCCTTTGCTTGCTTATTGATAATAGGTGTAAATGGTGTGTAGATAAATGTTTTGTCGGTAGTGGAATCATACACAACAGCTGTAGACCCGGTGGGGTGTGTGGGTCGTGCAGACATGTCCAAACAAGCGTTACCTATAGTGCTATCAGCTGTAGCTGTAACAGAACCTGTAGGCACTTCATCTAGATTGATAGTGTTAATAGTATATTCATCACGATGTTGAGCTACGATAATCATCTCATCATCTAAAATATCAGCGGATTGGATAGTACCAGTTACCTGCCACTTAGTCCAAGCTCTCATTACATCAGACTCACCGTTGTTATAGAAACGGAAGATGTAGATGTAAGATGACTGACGGTCAACTAAGACAACCATGGAGTTTTGTGGACTGACGATAAGGTCATCTACAGTATCAGGAATCCACTCTAGTACAGTCTTACTGATGTCAACAACAGAAGGGCTTTGACCAACCTCTCTAAGTTGCATATAGAACAACTTGCTGTAACCAGTTACCTTATTAACAAAGGCGATACTGTTACCAACCTCAAGCGGTGAGATGTTTGGATCTGATTCATAGGTAGAGATCGACCTAACCAATGTAGATGCTGGAGTCAGTACACCAGACTCCGTAGCAAGTACAAGGAATTGTTGCTTACTAGAAAATACAACCAAACCTTGTGGAGCAGGTACAACATCTGTCAATGTAACAGGACGTACACTAGATACATTAACATCAATAGGATCAGAGTCAACTTGTGTTGTTGCTGACTTAGCAAAGAAGTTATAAGAGTCGTTGGCTACACCAAAGATGATGTTATCTTCAGACAAGAACCCAAGACGGTTGTTATAGAAGAAAGATGCATTGATCTTCTTACCAACGAAAGATGGTTGTGGGTTAGTAACATCATCACCAGTAAGACGGTCAACCCATGTTAAAGGTCCAAAGGTAAATGTAGTATCACCTGTATTGATCAATGCATGAGGCATTGTAGAAGCAGTTAAACTGGTGGATACATCACGCGCTGCTGTTTCCTGCCAATAACCGCGACCTCTGTTAATGTTAGTATCATACGCAACAAACTTAACGTAGTAGTCATCAGCTGCAGTAGCACTATTGAGAATCCTGACATTATGCCCACTAAATGATTCCAACGGTAGCTTAGATACATCAGTTACATCATCCTCAAATACTTCAATAGCAAGGTTAGCTGCACCACCTCTAGCGTCAATATCAAATGTCAAAGGGGTTCCACCTGGTGTACTGTAATCAGTAACTACACCATTGGCTTCGTTTGTTCTACGAATTACGATGCTGTTATTGTAACCTTCTAAATACCACTTTCCATTAAAATCAGCATTAGAAGCAGCCTGTTGATCCAAAATAAGCTGCCTGATACCATCAATCAAATGATGCGTCGGTTCTATTTCTGATGATGGTGTTGCTGTAAAAAACAACATATCATCAAAAGTTGTGGTGTTCTGAGCTGTTACGGTAACTGACTCACCTTGAATTGTAACTGTAATTTCATCATCTACTACCAGACTAAGTAGCTTTAAGGTTGCTACAGAATCAGCAACATATGTACCAGCAGCATCCATTGCTGTAGTTACAGCTCTATTAGTAATAATAGTGGTGTCTTGAATACTACGGAAGTGGTAGTGATCAGAACTTGTACCTGTAAGGTATGCAGTACCAGTGTTAGTCACTGTACACCACGTACCATCTGTTTTCCAGGCATAAACATTTGTACCTTTGATAGCAGCAATGTAGGAACTACCAGCACCACGATCGATGAAGTGCCAAATAGCACCATCTAATGCAGCCTTGTCGAAAGCAGAACCACCACTATCTTTTAATTTATCAATGAACTTCATACCAGGTCTTTTAAGTAGACCATAGGTAGGGTCAGGATAACCGTTGATACACTCAGTTACCTGACCTTCTAGTTTCTTGTCATCATTTTGCTTGGAGACACCACCAAGAAAATTAGGGATTAGTTGTGTTACTGCTGGCATTATCGCATCAAGGTATTAAATGGGCTGTAAGCTCTATAATAGTTACCATCTTTAGGTGCTCCGAAGTAACTATGGTCAGCTTGGTTGCAGTCATATTCAAGAGCCATTGCCCTTGTATACGCTTCTTTTTGCTGTAGCATTTGGTATTGGTTAGGATCACCAACAACACGGCTAGACACCACTGCTGCAGCACGAGCTACGATATAAGCTTGTACAGGTTGGGGGATGTTTTCGTACTCCCATTCCCACAACACATCGAAGTATAGGGTTTCATCTGTATCCCATACGTCAGTGTGGTTAATTGTATCGTAAATATAACCACCACGGTTAACCACATTACGACCTAAGTTAGCAGGATAGTCCTGACTAAGGTCAGCTTGGATAACGTTATTAGGTAGTACGATCTTTTTGGTGGAGGAGTCCGGTTGTAGTTTGTCGTAATTACGTTCAATGTTATAAGACCAGCCTTCAGACTGAACTTCACGTGACACTTCTTTCAAAGTGTTATAAGCAATCGCAACGTCCGGGTTGGTTTGTATCTCTACTTCGTAAGATATGTTAGCTTTACCAATGGTAATGTTTCCAGTTGCACTGTGTGAAATACTAACAGTATATTCATAGGTTGCAGGATCAGTTGCAGGAGTCACCTCAACACCAGCTGTTGCAACGGAAGTGTTGTTAATAATAGATGTACCTGATAGGAATGTACCTACTGAAATGTCTGATTCTGTTGTGGTCAGTGTAGTGCCAGTAATAGAACCAGTAAATGTACCAGTGGATTCAACTACATATGTATTTTGAGATGTCAACGTGTTTACAGGAGCCTGACCAACTGACGCCAGGATCTGATTAACAGCTTGTAGTTCGGTGTTTGGGCCAGTTGTAGGATAAGGCATTGTTGATAATGAGTCTTATTCTCAATAAGTAATTAAAAAAAAGGGGCCCCCGAAGAGGCTCCCGTATAAAGAAAGATCAGAATGCAGCAGGCTTGGTAGCGGTGCCAGCAAACAGTTCCACAGCAGCAGCGGGATTCAGGTAGTCAGCACCCATGGCGAGACGACCCAGGATCACGTCACCCTGGTAGATGGTGGAGACATCACCACTGGTGACTTGCACCTGAGGAGCGATAGCTTCCACACAACCAGCAGCTTCACGCTGGAAGATCAGACCACAGCTGTTAGCGAATTCGGTCTCTTCACCGTACTCGTTGTTAATGCCGGTAACATCGTTAGCAGCATCTTCAAGAGCTTCAGACACGAACGAACCAGTGTTACCAGGATCGGTAACGCCAGGGTTAGTGGCAGAACCAGTACCGTACTTAGTACCATACTGAGAGAAGAACGGAATGTTCATGGACTTGTAGATCTTGATACCAGCGATCTCAATGATACCTTGACCGCTTTGCAGTGCAGTACCTTGAACATCACGGTTCACAAGACCAGAAGTACCAACAGCTTGAATCAGTTCATAGTACTGACGGGGGTTCAGAACACCCACACGTCCATCCTGACTCACACCTTTTTCATCCAGAGCAGCGGCAGCATCATAGAATGCAGACACCAGTGCACCAGAATCATAAGCATCAGAAGCGTTAGTGGTAGCACCAACACGGATCTGAGTACCACCAGGCTCAACATAGTTGGTCTTGGTGATCGGAGAAGCAGCACGTGCACCACGAGTGATAGCACGGAAGATCAGACGGTCATACTTTTGAGCCAGAGCATAGCCGATCTTACGGCTGATCTCAGAGCGCATGTCATAATGAGAAAGAGTCTCATCAAGGTCATACAGGAAAGCAGAGCTGATCAGCAGATCATCAACCGTGATGGTCTTCTCGGCCACCGGAGGTGCACCGTTGGAATCACCCAGGATGCTGTTACCAGGAGTATGGTACTCAGCCTTGGTGTGACCAGTGTAGATGAACTGGAGAGACTTACCATTGGTCAGCGTACGACGCATAACCATATCACGAGCGATAGCATTATGCTGGAAGCCTTTGAACATTTCTCCACTGAAAAGCTTCAAGTAGAGAGCGCGGGCGTCACCCGCAGAGTTAGCTTGACCCGGACGAGTAAGCTGCGCCGGGTTTACAGAAGATTGAAAAGCCATTTTAATTTAAGGTTAAAAGTATTAAGCAAGCTTCAAACGTTTGAAAAATTTTTTGTGGTCTATTCCCACCGTCTAGACGGCTAGAGGTATCGGCGTACCGGCTCTAACCAATGCAAGGGGAGTCCGACTCTGAGGTGCTCCCCAAGCTTTTTACAGAAGACCTTTAAGGCACTTCTTTTGTTTGCGGCATTCGGCTTTTTTATCACCACAATAACCACAACGTTTAAATACAACCTGGTTATCACCTGGCATCATCGGAGTGACGTTAGCTGTAACCTTATTAGATTGCATTGATTGGGCTTTTTTACGAGCTGCCATAATTAGTTAAGAACAGTTTTTTTATATGCTGTGCCACGGTAGCACAGTGCGACTTCCTTTTCTTCACGTAGCATACGCTTGTAAGCTTTGAGAATGAAACGCTTTTCGAGATCAGACATAGTTCGTACAAGATAAAACCTAACCCCCGTTCCATGGTTAGGTAACATGCGGAAGCAACATAGTTGCGACTGAACGTACGAATTGATTAAAAGAAACAGCCACTTCCTTTAATAAGCTATTTGCTTATTTAAAGTTATCCAATACTTGGAGCAGTCAGAGCCACAGGTGTGGTCTCAGCAGCTGCCAGATCAAGAGGGAAGTTGTGAGCATTACGCTCGTGCATAACCTCAAATCCAAGGTTAGCGCGGTTAAGAACATCAGCCCAGGTGTTAATCACCCGACCTTCTCTCTCAACAATGGATTGGTTAAAGTTAAAACCATTCAGGTTGAAAGCCATGGTAGAAACACCAAGAGCAGTAAACCAGATACCAACAACAGGCCAAGCTGCAAGGAAGAAGTGGAGACTACGGCTGTTGTTAAAAGAAGCGTACTGAAAAATAAGACGACCAAAATATCCATGAGCAGCTACGATGTTATAGGTCTCTTCTTCTTGACCAAATTTGTAGCCATAGTTCTGACTCACTTCCTCAGTCGTCTCTCTAATAAGACTAGATGTGACCAGACTTCCATGCATAGCACTAAACAAAGCCCCACCGAATACGCCGGCAACGCCCAGCATATGAAACGGATGCATGAGAATATTGTGCTCCGCTTGGAAGACAAGCATATAGTTGAAAGTTCCAGAGATACCGAGGGGCATCCCATCAGAAAAAGAACCTTGTCCAAAAGGGTAAACCAGGAAGACAGCAGTTGCGGCAGCGACTGGAGCAGAGTATGCAACAAAGATCCAGGGACGCATACCTAGTCGATAGCTAAGTTCCCATTCTCGTCCCATGTAAGAAAAGATACCAAGGAGGAAATGGAAGACGACGAGCTGATACGGTCCCCCGTTGTACAGCCATTCGTCAAGTGTATTAGCTTCCCAAATTGGGTAGAAGTGTAGTCCGATGGCATTGCTGCTCGGTACGACGGCTCCCGATATGATGTTGTTTCCATACATAAGGGAGCCCGATACGGGTTCACGGATTCCATCAATGTCAACGGGTGGCGCTGCAAGGAACGCCGTAATAAAACAAATGGTAGCGGCGAGTAGGCATGGAATCATCAGGATACCAAACCAGCCAACGTATAAACGGTTGTTAGTGGACGTTACCCACGAGCAAAAGTCTTCCCACGAAGATCGTTGAGAAGAAATTACAGTAGTTGTCATAGTCAATTAAGTAAGTTGCCGTCCCACCCACCACATATTCAATTAATTTAGTTTTTCTTTTTAGCAGTTTTAGCAGCTCGTTTGAAGTTAGCAGCAGTAGGAGCACCAGGTGCACCAGGCTTCCGCATCTTTTCACCAGAACCTTTTTTGATCCTCATGCGTTTAGCATGGATGTTAGTGTAGAGACCTTTTTTAGGCATTAGGAGTTACCACATTTCCATTTACGTAATGCAAGAGCCTTCCGTGTAGGACGACCCTTGCTATCTTTCATTGGTCCTTTGACACCAGACATTCTAGCACAAAAGGACTTTTTCCGTTTACCACCACCAGGTTGTGGTGCTTTCAGGTTAGAACCTGTTTCTCTATTGTATTTAGCACGGCCAGCGGCAGTCAAGCCACCAGACCGTGATTTATGTTTACCGATCTTTAGACTGACTGATTTACGCTTTGCCATTAGTTTCGGTATTCAGGTTTAATAGGCCAGGAGACAGTGTATGGATACCCAACCTGGTCAGTGATATCACGAAGAGCTTGACGATAGAGCCTCCACTCATCTGCATTAGTGACTGGTGAATCGACTGTCATCAGCCAATCAGACTCAACCAACTCACGGTTACGACGAGTTATAGCTACGTACTTAGCTTCTTCATCCAGTTCTGCCTGAGTTACATCAGTGACTTGAGACAGGTAGGTGGTGTTGAGCATCTCATACAACTCCCGTCCATAAGCCTGATCATCATTTGGAGTTGCATAGAAGCGGACTACTTCACCTGTCTCTTCAATTGTAACCAGACATTCGATACCACCACCAGGTTTACGCTTAGCTTCTCCGAAATGGATTTCTCCATTCTCTAATCTTTTTAATGTCATGATAGTTAGTAATTAAGCGATTCGTAGGAAAACAGTGGTTTCTATTTGAGAGACGGTAGCGGAATCAGCTTCTATACTGCCCATCACCCTCCAAGTTCCAGAAGGCGCTACACCAGCAGTATTAGCAGCAGCGTTAGAGTAACGCATATTACTTCCACTAGCCGTAGATCCAGGTGTCTTATCGGAGTTGGTATTTGCTAACGAGAAGAATCCATAGGAACCAACAGAACCTACACTAAGACTAGCCGTAGCACTACCAACATCACCAGAATCTAGGTCTCCATTGATCGTGCCAGTAGCCGTGAAGTCACCGTTATCGTTAAAGGTGAATCTGGTGGTAGAACCATCGCGGATGTAGAAGTTACCAATACCTGTGTTCAGGTCCAGATATAAGTGAGATCCGTTATTAAACAGCTCAGCATCATTACCAGTACCCAAGTAGAGGCGTTCATTATCAGCTAGGTTGATGTCACCGCTGATAGTTCCTGTAATAAAGGTTTGGTTGTTTGTACCTTGATCGACTACACTGATATCATCCTGACCTTGAGGTACTGTAACCGTACAGTTTTCTGTGGTGGAAGATAGGATAATATCTACAGCTGGCGTGTTATGTGCGATGACCGGATCTTTAATGTCAACCTGCAAACAACGCTTTAGGTATGCAAGAGTACTGACATTAGAGGTAGTACCATCTACTATACGGATATCATTGAAGAGGCAGTTAGTGATTAGACGGGAAGTTGTACCCTCCATGTACACTAAGTAACCTTGAGAGATGTTGCTGTTAGTTGATGTATATCGTTGGATATTCCATACAACATTATCGACAACAATATCT